ACAAACAGTCAACAGTTTGGCAGAATATAAATACTTCGTAAGGAACGAACATGGCAGCAACGACGACTCTATTGGGCTTAGTCACCCCCACACAGGGTACGCTCTCAGGTACATGGGGCGACACAGTCAACTACGGTATTTCTGATTACCTTGATATTGCTATTGCAGGCACACTATCTTTTACAGGTGATAGCCCTGTTACTCTGGCAAACACTACGGGTAGCTCGTCAGGAAATGCAATAACTTCTACCACAGCCCAGTACGCATGTATCAGAGTTACAGCTACAACAGCGGCTACAAAAGTAATTACAGGCCCAAGCTACAGCAAAACTTATCTTGTTGATAACGCTTCTTCGTTTGCAATCACGTTTAAAGCAGCCGGTCAGACAGGTGTTTCTATTGCTGCCGGTGAAAAAGCAATTGTTTTTTACAACAGTGCGGCTTCTAATGCAGACTACGTCAAAGTAGCTAGTAGCACGGGTACAGGTACAGTGACAAGCGCAAGCGTAGTGACGGCTAACGGCTTTGCAGGCACGGTTGCAACTGCAACAACAACACCTGCTATTACGCTTACAACATCCATTACAGGTGTTTTAAAAGGTAACGGCTCAGCAATCTCCGCCGCTACTGCGGGTACTGATTACGTCACGCCAACGGGTACAGAGACTTTAACCAACAAAACTATTGCTTACGGAAGTAACACGCTTACTGATGTAGTAGGGGTTACAGCAACACAGACGCTCACCAACAAGACTTTAACAAGCCCAGTACTAACAACTCCTCAGTTAGGTACACCATCACAAGGTGTATTAAGTTCTTGCACCGTTGATGGCACAAACAAAGTTGGCTATCTCAACATTCCGCAATCAGGCTCTGCCAAGACAACTTCATACACCCTTGTTGTAGGTGATGTGGGTGAGTACATCTTGCTTGGCGCAAGCGGTGCGATTGTGATCCCTGATGCTACGTTCGCGGCTGGTGACGTTGTCACCATCTTTAACAATACCGCCAGCACAGCCACAATTACTTGCTCAATTACTACGGCGTACATTGCAGGCACATTCACTGACAAAGCCACGATGACCTTGGCGGCGGCAGGTGTAGCAACTGCTTTGTTTATCACCAGCACTCTCGTTGTCGTTTCAGGAAATGTGACCTAATATGAGTTCAACACAACAACTACTACTGGGCGAAGGCGCAGGCGGCCCCGTTTCTGTTTTTATTGAGGATGTGTACAGCACGTATTTGTATACAGGCAACGGCTCTACGCAGACAATTACCAACGGCATTGACTTGTCTAGCAAGGGTGGTTTAGTTTGGGCTAAATCACGGTCAGATATTATTCGCAATTCTCTTTTTGATACTGCCCGGGGCGCAAATTTTCAACTTTCTTCAAATACTAATGAGTCAAGCGCGAATGTTGCGCCCAATGGCATTACGTTTGGTTCAACTGGTTTTACCACCGGAAGTTTTGTAAACACGAACACCAATAACGCAACGTATGCTTCATGGACATTCCGCATGCAACCAAAGTTTTTTGATATTGTGACTTATACGGGGAATGGCACGTCTCAAACTATTTCACATAATCTTGGTTCAACACCGGGTAGCATTTTTGTTAAACGCACAGACACAGCAGCAAATTGGATTGTTTATCATATAGGTTTGTCATCCCCTAATAGTATTCATTTGAAATTAAACTCTAGCAACGGACAAGATGGCAATAATGATATGGTCAATGGCACATCTTCTACAACTTTTTCAGTTGGGTCAGAAGTTGCTGTTAACGCATCTGGCGGCACATATGTTGCTTACTTATTTGCCCATAACGCAGGAGGCTTTGGCGCACTGGGTACAGACAATGTAATTTCGTGTGGGTCGTTTAGTGTTGATGGGGCTGCTAGTTTTTCTGTAAACCTTGGTTATGAGCCGCAATGGGTGATGATTAAAAGCGTTGACAATACTAGCGTATCTGCAATAAGACAAAACTGGATTATCTACGATAATATGCGAGCGTTAGGGGTGCAGACACAAGGGCAAGCGGCTCGTTTATTACCAAACTCAGATGCTGCGGAATCGTCTTCAAACGAAATAGGTGTAACTGCAACAGGATTTGAAAGTATAGGCAATCAGAATCCCAGTACAGGCCCGTATATCTACATAGCCATCCGCCGTGGCCCGATGAAAACGCCTACTGATGCGACTACGGTGTTCAGCCCCAATTACCCTCCGGCAGCGCAGCTTAGTCCATATACAGCCACGACAAATTTCCCAGTTGATTTGAGTCTCAGTACAATAGCAGGTTCGGGCCCATACAACAGGACGGTAGTAGACAGGCTGCGGGGTAACCCAACAGCAAATCAGAGTGCTATTATGCAACCTAACCTTACAAATGCTGAGTCATCAAGCGGCGCTAATAATTACCAAAGTCTTCAAAGTAACACGGCGCTTATTGACAACGCATTTTGGTCTGGCTATAGCTTACGCCCAATATATTGGCTGTTCCGCCGCGCCCCCAGTTTCTTTGATATTGTTTGCTATACAGGGACGGGAGCTAACAGAACTGTGACGCATAACTTAGGCGTTGTACCTGAGATGATGATTGTTAAAAATAGATCAATTGTTGCTGTTTGGAGGGTTTATTTAGCAAGTCTTGGGGCAACTCAAAACGTACAGTTAAATCAATCTAATGCGGCTGGAACTGTACCATCTATTTGGAATGACACAGCCCCAACATCATCAGTTTTTACTGTGGGCACAGCAGGAGGTGTAAATGGTTCCGGTGAAAGTCTTGTTGCTTACCTATTTGCCACTTGCGCAGGTGTTTCTAAAGTAGGCTCGTACACAGGTAACGGCACAACGCAAACCATTAACTGTGGCTTTGGTGCGGGTGGTGCAAGGTTTGTACTCATCAAGCGCACAGACGCAACGGGTGATTGGTATGTTTACGACACGGCCCGTGGTATGTCGGTATTAACAGACCCGTATTCGCTTTTAAACACAACAGACGCTGAAGTCGCAACGCTTGGTTCTGTTACGACAGTATCAACAGGCTTTGCATTGAACTCCGCAGTTTTGGCAGACATCAACATAAGTGCTGGCACATTCATCTTCTTGGCTATCGCATAAGGAAAAATCATGCAAATACGAATTCGCGCAACAGGTCAAGTGCTTCTTCAACACGAGTGGGAAAAGTGGGTTGCTCAAACTTACGCTAAATCTCTGAGTGGGATTACCGAAGAGGCGGTCAATCGCTTTGAGTCAGACATTATTTTGGAAGGCGCACCGGCATCAGGCGGCACAATGTATCAGTACAGCCAACGTGATGGCGTGGAACAACTAGATGGCAAGTGGTACACCAAATACATTCTTGGCCCTGTCTTCACAGACCGCGCAGCCGAAGGCGACCAGCCAGCCCAAACTGCCGCCGAGCAGGAAACTGCTTACAAGGCAATGAAAGATGCGGAATGCGCAGCTAGTGTACGCAGGCAGCGTACAGAAAAACTCAATGACTGCGATTGGACACAGATTGCCGACAGCACCGCAGATAAAACTGCGTGGGCTACATACCGCCAGCAACTCCGTGACATCACTGCACAGTCCGGGTTCCCTTGGACAATCACTTGGCCTGACGCGCCCTAATCATGCGGGACTGGGCTGAAGCAATTATTGCGGCGGCCTGTATAGCGGCCTTTGTCATCTTTGGCACGTACATGATTGCATGGAGTTGGATGTGGTAAATGCGTTGGCTCATACTGTTACTGTTATTGGGGCTAGTTGGGGCCACAGCCAAGAGCGGATGCCATGTGCGCGAGTTCTACGGGATTGCTTACACAGTCCACGACCCGACCATACGCCACAGAGAGATGGTAGCGTGGCTCGACAAGAATGCGCCCTACTGCAAGTCAACCGAATACATGGTGATCTGGAACAACCTAGCAGAGTGGGCGGGTACGGCAGACTCCACATGGTTGCGTAATAAAGTTGTTCATGGCTACAAGGACGCACTTGAACGGGAAAAGAAATGACCAGAAAGCCGATACCCAGACCCAAGAAGCCATCGCCGGACACAAGGGACAAGCTGACGCTGTACGTCACGCTGATGGTAAGCACCACCCTGTGCATCTCTGTTTTGGCTATGGTCGTCAGCTTTATGCTTGGCCTTTGGGCCAAAGAGGTGGACAACGCAGAAATCTTCAAGATGATTTCACCCGCTTTTTCTA